CGACCGTACCTTCGGTCAGTAGAGTAATTCAAGCCCAAGACAGCCCCATCGATGTTGTTGAAGGAACGAGAACGACGGCGTACAAAATATACACCGTCTATTCCTTCACGCGATTCAAGGGGCGTCCTTGGTTTCGAGTCATCTACATCGCCAAAACGGCCGTTAGCCGAACACACTTGGAAGGGATATGTTTTTCCCTTCGTAACTGTGTTGGTGGCTTCGGCATTTGGCGAGATGAGGTCGACGTGTACTCGAGTAACGAGAGTAAGACGACGGTTAGGACCGACGAGTCTGAATTCTGGTCTAACGACCAGGTTCCAGATTTCGCTAGGCCTACCATCCCCTTGCTTCAGTCTCTTGACACGCTCCCACCACCGAACAGCGTCACGCGCTTGTCCATCATTAAGGGTCTTGAATGTCAAGACGGGAAACGAGTAACTCTGCGTTTTTCGGCACCACTTTCGTGGTTCCGCGCAGAGCCCGAGTTCCGCCAAGAACCTTTAGAGTCCAGGGATGAGGAACAAGCCGCTGTCGTCTGGATAGGTGGGAGGAACAAACTTTGCTCCTCCTTGCCACACAGACGAGAAAAGGTCAACCCACGATCTCAGCAAGGCAGACTGGGAAAGGAAGACGCCCCCGAAGTACTCAATGTACCGCGGAAAAAGGGCGTTGCCAATCTTATAAAGCCAAGCTTCGAACGCGAGCGGGCCTCTATGGTCTGGAGTTTTAATGCAGTAGGGCCGAATGTTATGACCCATGTAAGCATCGAAACCGCAACTTTCGCGAAATGGTACACTGGGATGGGACCAGGTTTTCTCCTGGTTAACTTCCATTCCAAGGTATCCAAGTACGCCCAAGAACAAGGACGTAACCTCTCCACTAGGAATGACACAATCGTCTCCGAAGACGCTACCCTGTTCCAGATACTTTCGTTCTGGAAGGAGGGATCTGCGATCCTCGGAACACTCTTGTACACAACTAGCGATGAGACTTGCGAAAATCAACGTCTCAAGGGGAAACGTAAAAGCATTTCCCATGGCAGCGTAGGTTTCAAGTCTCAGCTGTTCCTCATTGCGAGTTACAACTTCCGCTCTACTCCCGTTCATATACCACAACCAATCCTGGAGGTGTTGAAAAAACCACATCACAACGAGATCAGTAATATTATCCGATGCTCGATGCAAGTCCACAGTAGAATTGGAACCGGTCAAACTAGACTGGAGAGCCAACAACTGATGAACCTCAGGAAGATACTCGAGATCCAATCCCCAGGTTTTAAGGCGATTCGCCATGAGCCAACCCAGGCTCTGGTGAATGAGGCCGTTAGCGACGGGCGGGGGAGTAATCCCCCGCCCGATATCGCGATCCTTGGGAACGTCAGTAAATTTATCCCCCGGACATTCTGTAAAAGTTATGCCAGGCTTCCCGGATTCAGGAAGAATCGCATCCCGCAGTTCTGGGGTGAACTTAAGCAGGTACTTAAACAGAGCAATCCCGCCCCTCGTCCCAGTCATGGGACATTGGAGCTTCCGCGACGGAGATGTATCAACAAACGGAACACCGATATTAACACCCG